GATGCTGCCATAATACCTGCAGTAGATGATGCAGCTGGAATGTAGACATAAGTATCGTTATACTTATCATATACTTTTAACCAGTTGTTATCAACGATTAGGTAGCTTGACCAATCCATTGCATTTGTTTCTGCTGTTGTTGCAGTTACGGGATCTGCGTTATTAATAACGTTTTCAGATGCTGGTGATGCCACAACTACACAATCCTTGCGTGTTTCTGCAATACGAACTAGTTCATCAGTAATAGTAGCATTTGTTGCTGTAGTACCTGAACCTGGTGCGATTAAGAAATCAACTGTGATTGTGTCCTTGTCTTCAAATACAGAAGCTGCTGATACGAAATCAGAAGCACCTGCAGGTGATCCATCTGCTCCTGATGCCAATGACCAATCCCCTGAATCAAGGCCACCCGCAACACGAACCCAATTGGATCCTCTGTTGACAACGTCCTTAACATAGTTTGATGAGCCATCTGTATTTGTTGCTGCAGAATCATCTTCTACAAATGCAAATCTTTCTAGTACAGTACCTGCGGTACCTGTGATTACACCATCTTCATCAAGCACAAGAACATGACGTTCTGTGCCTGTAGGTGCACCATCAAAATTAGCCTTATAGGGCCAGTTGGCCCAACCAGTTGAACCTGTAGCCACAACTCTTAGTGAGTTGCCTACGGCTCCTGGATATTTTGCAAAGATTCTGTTATCAGAATCCATTGTGTAACTTGAGTTGTTTTCCCAATGCTCGTTATTCTTAATTAGAGTTGCTGTACCACCTGAGTTAACTGAGTTCGCAGCTGTTGCGTCAACAACTCGTGTAACCTGTAGTGAATTAGCATATCTTAAAAAATTAGCGGCAGATAGGAAATCAACATTTGTCGTCGCGCCTGGGGCTGCAAAGGTAGAAGCAAGACCCGCCTCATTGCTTACTAGGGTCGCTTTTTCTACCGGTCCCCAGCGAAACTCACCCATGAATGCGCCAGTAGTAGATTGGACGTTTGGAACGCCACCAGTTAGATCTACTTCCTTGACGATTACAGCAGGTGATTCGGATGGAGCGAATATTGCCATATGTTTCTTCCTTTTCCAGTAATCGAATTATAAGTTTTACATAATACGGAATTCAATTACGTATATTTATAGTTTTATATATTTAGTGAATATCTTCCCAGTCTGTCACAAATTGTTGTGTAGCCCAGACATCTCTTGCATCTTCCATTTCTGCATTTTCAATACCGTCATCAACAAATCCAAATGGTAAGACATCATCTTCAATTGCCTTCATTTGGTTCTTAAACATCATATCTTTAATGTTTACATCTGTTAATTGTAAAAAATAATCACCAATTGCAAAGTAAGCAAACATTACTAAATTCATCATTAGATCATCATGGTTGCCTTCTGATGCTTCATATGATGTACCCTTAGATACAAACGTTGATACTTCTAATATAGTATGTTGATCTACTAATTCTAATTTTTTAGATTCAAGTAAGTCTTTAATTGCAGAACATCCAATACGTTTTACCTTACGATTCATTTCAATACCAAGTCTATTGGCCTTAACTGTTGACTCAACATGTAGGTTCTCATATTCTAAATCATAATAAAGACCATTACAAACAATTGTTCCTTGATCATTTGATTCTACTACTACCCAAGCATCATTGTAGAATTTTGCATACTTATATATAAGATTAGGGAAGAGTAATGGAGAGATAAGGTTATTGCGATATACAGCAACCTGTTTAAAGGGTCTAGTGCTAATATCGATTACATTAAAAGTAGAATAGTCCTGTCCTCTTCCTTTCGAAACATCTACTGCCATTACATATTGATGGCCGGGTTCTGGGTCACTATAAATCCAGACACTATTTCCTTCTAAAAGTTTTTTATGGGGCATGGCTCTGAAACTCATTAGAGTCTCAGCATTTATAAGCGTATCTCCCGTCCCAAAGAATGTATTACCAAACTCTTGGTCGAATTGCAATTGACTCGTGTTAGATATAGTTTGTTGTTTCCATTTATCATCACGACCAGGGACGTCCCACCAGTCAACTCTAAAGGACTTGAACTCGTTGACTTCTTGGACTGCACCTTCCCAGATTTTATGAAATTGATTACCGATCCCATTAGCTGTACTCGTAATTATTACTTTAGTTTCTGTACCAGATGAAATAACTGGATAGGTTGATGTATAGAACTCAGCTGCATTTTCAACAAATGCAAACTCGTCAAGATATAGAAGATTAACAGACATACCACGAATAGATGAACCACTAGTGGCTGCTGATACAATTCTACTATTATTTGAAAATTCAATTGATCTTTTATTGAGGGCCTTACATCCTGGTTGTAAAAAGAATGGAAGATTCTCTAACATTAGAGTTACTCGTCCGAGCATCTCCTGGGCTGTAGCTCCTTTGTTGGCCAAAATCGCAATAACCTTCTCAGGATGAAATATCGCATACCAAAGTAGATAGGCAACAGAACTAATAGACTTACCAGACTGGCGACAAGCGAGTACAATGCTAAATCTATTGTTGGTGAAGTGATCAAACATATCCTCCTGATATGGATACAGTTGAAAATTTACTAAGCCCTTATCAACGTGAATAATCTTACAATACGTAGAAGCAAAGTATGATGGGTCTTTTAAACACTTTCTATATTCACTTACCTCATGGGCTGTAAAATTATGTAGAACACCATCTCTTTTAATATTTGCATTACCAAGGTAAGTGTCATTCATCTTTCTTGTAATCGCTAATGTCAACTACCTTATCCTCATCATTATCTAAAAGCATACGCTGTAAATCACTAGTAGAACCTATAAACACATTATTAGTAGTTTGATTGGCTAGTTCCGCCGGTTTATCTTCTTTATGATAATCTTTATGTTTTTTATGTAAATCTAAAAGAGAGCCATTTATATCACCCATGTTCTTCATCATATTAGATAATACTTCAAATGCTCTTGGATGTTCTGTGGCTCTTGCAACATCCATCATATCATCTAAAGCCTCAGATCCTTTTGCTAAGAGGTCATGATATATTCTCCTGGAATATTCAAAATCATTATCTGCTTTATCATTCATCACTACAATCACATTCGGTACATGTACACTCATTACCATCAATGGTATCATGATCCAGGCATTTTATGACATCAACTTCTGACGCCTCTCGACTTGATTCAAACTTACTGCCGACAGTATTTTCTGGGCAATGACAAGAATGACCACAACTTCTACAAATTCTGTTTTCCATAATAGCTCCTATGTACTATCAAAATCAAAAATATAGCTATAATCCGATGAATCGGTAAATCCAAAATCAGAATCAGCACTTACATCAAACGGATTAGGTCTTACCCTTATTTTACCAATTTGGCGATCAGAATCATCTCCGGTTTGGATTTCATAAAGATTAGACAGAGATGTTTTAATAACACCAGTCTCATTAATTGGACCATAAAAGTTTACTCTCATATCAAATGTTAAAGTATATATGATGGTTCTTCTTTGCTCTAACGGTGCTTCATAGTCGTCCGTAAAGTCAACACTGTTAAGAGCAATTGGAATATCTTCTTTTACATTTGGAAAATCAGCAAAGGGTTTCATAGTCAAATTATATTGGGGATTAAAGTATGGTAATATTTGTTCCACTACTTGTAATGCATCATCTTGGTTCTTGGCATATACACTTAACTGAAAAGTAAGATTATATGGTACAAAACTATAGAATTTATTTCTTAAATCTGCGGCTGAACCGGTTTGAGTAAAAGTATTTGTTTTTTGTAACTGTCTACCCTGGTCATATGCTATTGAAATAATTTCAAAAGACATGCGAGGTAATTTTACTGCAATTTTAGTATTGTTTACTAAATCGGGATTTTCTCTAATTCTATCTAAGAATGCTTTCTTAGGGGCATATGACAAAGGAACCTTTACCTGACTTATAACCTCACCAGAGCTGTTCTTACGCAATACATATATGTTGTTAAACAACGTTCCAAACGCAGCCACAGCTTTTCTAAACTTTTGATGATAAAAGTAAGTAAACATAATTAACCTTTATATATTGACTGCAGATGAGTTTCGAATTGTTCTACTTTTTCCAATCTATTGGGCCAAAGAATATATTCTTTTTCGGGATTCTTTTTTAAATTGTTTAATAGAGGAACAATAGCATTATATAATGCATCAAGTTTTTCTTGAGTAGATGATGCAGCAGCTTCAACTTCTTTAGCAGTAGCACCTAATGCTTGTACGGCTTCAAGTTCAGATTCATCTACTGCTGTAAAACCAAAATCAAATAAATCAGTCATTAGGATCTCCAAATGGGTTTGATTCGCTAAAGTCTAAGAAACCACTTGAAATACTTTCGAAATCGGAATTCTGTTCATTTTCGGCAATTTGATTTACTTCACTAACCGTACTTAATCTTATTGAACCATTAGATCCTACAACCAATTTACCCGGAACAAATGTGTGGAATTTACCATCATTAGCTCCTACATGTGTTACATTAAGTGTTTTGGTAAGATCTAACCATTCACTTACCTCACCAGATATAATAACACCATCGTCAAGTGTCATAGATATATTTTCACCCACTGTAAAGAAGTTTGCTCCCGTACCTGCTGAATCTAAATATAATGAATATGTATATGCATATTCTTTTTCTAAATCATCAATGTTAGTGACACCGGTATCCATATCCTCATCATTATATTCAAACAGCTCACAGCGTAATTTAAATGTTGGAAGATTTGACAATTGATAAAATGGTTGTTCGTGTTCAACGTGCATAATTTCAAATAAAGAATTTGACAATGGTAGATATATTAAATCACCTTCTCTTGGTCTTGGTTGTGTAATATCATTGTCATATCTTTTTACAGTTTGTGTCCATCTTTTTCTTGCAACCACAAAACTGGCCTGATCTCTTATCTGCACACCAAACTTAGTAAAAAGATCCCCCTCACCATCAAAACCTTCTATGTTTTCAATATACATTTCTAGTTTATATGCAGATCCAAATCTTGATGGCACATCATCACCGAACACACGATCTTCATTTACTATTTCTCTTGGTAAATAGTAAACATCTTGACCATACATTTGCAGGGATTCAATTACTATATCTTCATATAATAATTGTTCAGATTGAACTTTTTGACTAAAGTAATAATTGGTTGCCATATTAACCTACATAAAAGTCTGGTGGTAATTCGAAATCAGTTCTGATTCTTTCTCTTAACACATTAATTTCATTAGTGGCCTCTTCAAAAATTCTGGCACCATTTAACATTACACCACCAGGTAATTGCATACCTTCAAATTTAGAAAGGTTTGCACCCCATTGTTGTTTAATTAAAGCGGTTGCATATTCTTTTAGCCACAAATCATCCCACAGTGATGTATGTGCAGTTTCATCAATATATGTGTAGGCTTCATATACTAGATAGTCACCCTCTTTAATATCACCATCAACAAAGTCGCCATGAATATAAAGTCTGCCCATGCGTCTTATAAAATCAACCTGTGGAGTACCAGCCAATTTCATATCTAATAAAGACAGGTATTGTTGAATTTGTTCGTAATATGCAAGGTCACCAATAAATGTATACATGTCAGTAATATCATTTAACATCATTTGATATTTGATGTCAAACATATTTCTGGTAATTAGATTTTCATTTGTTTTAAAAAGTTTTGTAACATGGATTACATTTGAACCAACTGGTATATAACCATTATCTACGTCAGTAGAAGTAACCTCGTGTGAAACATAACCTCTATATGTAGCATCTGAATGATATTCTCTCCAGTATTCAACCGCCTCGTCAACTCTATCAGAAACCTGATCATCATCCACATTTATTTCAATCACAGGATCGCCTAGTTTTCTTTTACACCATTCAATTAATTGATCTTTGGATGCTACAGACATATGTCTTCCTCGTAATAGATAATGTATGTATTTATACTATTTTTTTTCTTCATCTGTTGGAATAAACACTGATTCACCATGATGATGACATATTACTCCACCATCCGCCCAGATTTGCCAATTGAGTTTTTTAGCTTTATTACAGAAGTACACATCCTCAGAAATTGTATTCATATGATTAATTGCCGATTGATAATAAAAATGAGGATACTCAATGGTTTTTAATACATGTCTTTTTATTAAAACACAACCCATTCCACATGCAGAAACCCTAAAAACCTTGTTTTTTAATTCTTCTGTCCAAATAATATTCTCCTGACCCTTACCAGTATCATGATACAATTCAGTAATATTATGTGGTTCTTTTCTCTGAACATATACTCCTGAAACAATGTCTTTATCATGACTTAAAAGTCTGATCAAAGCACCCTCATCAAAAGAAATATCGCTATCTATAAACCACAAATAATCATAATTCTTACCCCACTCAACGGCAAGGTTTCTAACCTGATCAACCATATAGCCAAAAAAGTATTCAAAATGTAATTTAACATTTTGAGGTTTCTTTACATCATAAATTGATTTAAATGTTTCTGGAGAAATATACTTATTTGTTGGCACCGCTATAAGAATATTAATCTCAGGCAACTCTTCAATTTTTTTATAAAGTAAATGAGGAGCATGTTTTTCTTCAGATGTTTCATAAGATGTATCAGCGTTTTGATTTTGTTCCATTGGGTTTACCTTATAATCATTTAGTGGGTTAATGTCGTTATAAAAACATGTTATTTCTTTAACAGCTTTTATTTTATCTGAATCTACTTTTTCTATAAGTTCATAAAATAAAGGATTGTCCATGCCACTCATTAACCACTTTCCATCTTTTTTATAATTACTATAGTTAAGATCCTTACAGTGAATACCTTTAAAGGTTCTTAAATGAGTGTATGGTATTTTCCAATTAAATAAATGCTCTCTATATGTTTTATTAAGTTTAACATCTGTAGGATAATCTTGTGCAATAAGAGGTATGCTATCCGCCATACTCCAACAGGAGCCATAAGTAAATTCTATTCCATCATTATATAATTGATTATAGTAATGGAATATAGTATTATTACTTACTAAAAAATCATCACCGTCAAGAAGTATTACAATGTCATCCTCCTCAACCCATCGATGAAAAGCATTCATTTGATTTCTAATACAGCCTAGCCTTTGGGGATTTTGAACAAATATTCTTTTTTTATTTTCGGGTAATTCAGGTATTACATCATCAGACGCATCGTCTATCAATATATGTAGATAATTATCGTAATCTTGTTGATCAATAGATTCACAATGTGCAAGTAAATAATCACTAGCGTTCCAAAACGGTGATATAATTACAATTCTTTTTTGATCACCATAACTTTTATAGACTTGCCTTTCAACTTCATTATCAAATCTTCTGCCGTAAACCCTCTTGACTTTATCATTAATTTGTTGTACCTTACGATAGTCATCTACCGGTAGATACTTTTCTAATTTAAAATAAAACTGCTGCTTCCACTGTAGTGCTACTGTATCCCATCCATAGATATCATTAATTACATCACAATAGTTTTGTTTTTGTTGTAGAAGATAATCATCACCATATGCTTCTAACACCTTCGAAACAAAAATATCAGATTGAGCTTGGGCATCTATATGAGGAAATAAACTATTAGGCACAGAAGCATAATTAGTTTTATAACACGCCAAGTCAATTGCTGTTTCTTCAAGAGCACCAAACCTAGATGTAATGATAGGTGTTTTATATAAAAGAGATTCTAATGAGGATATACCGAACGTCTCGGGAAAGTCTGTTGGATATATCATATAAGTAGCATTTGCTAATATATCGGCTATTTGGTTTTGAGGTATTACGTTAGTAAATGTTACATTAAGATCTTCTGATATTGATTCTTCAAAGGCGTGTAAGTCTTTTTCTTGGGCGTCTGGTTCGGCTCCTTCTCTAAATCTATAGTATCCACCAATAACAGTTAAATGAGCATTCGGTATTTGTTCTTTTACCTTTGGCCAAATATCATTGAGAAGTGGTTTAAGACCTTTTGTAACTGACGCATTGTATACAAAATGATTTTTGTCTTTTTTAGAAAGATTAATTTCATCAATATACTTTACGGCTCCATTACGTGTCTGAAATATTTTATGTTTTAATACTTCAAAATTTCTCTTGCTTCCATGATCACAATTAAGTACATATGTAGAATGAAAATCAGATAGAGTAAACAATTCATCAATAATACCTTGATTAATCATATCCTCAATATGTTGATCACCTTCACAAAAAGTATCATGCATCCATACAACTTTATGTGTTGCATTTGCACACATTGTACCGTATTGATTATTTGCAAAGAAAGGATAAACAGATCTTGAAGATATTACAATATCAAATACTTCATTAGTATCCGCTTGTGTATGGTCAATAAATTTTACATTATCGTATATACCAGGAGTAGCTTGACTGTCAAGGCAATTATTAAATACGGTTACATTAAATCCAATCTTAGCCAATTCTTTTGACATAAGAATAACAGCAGATTCAGATCCACCCAAACCTCTACTGTTTAATGTATCACCATCATATGTTAGACCTAGTAAGTCTATTATCGCTATTTTTATCATAATATACCTATAATAAATTTATATTATATATCTCCAGTCAAAGTGGCTGGGTACCCCCGACCCGCACCCCAGATGATCCTTACAACACCCTGTGCGCCAGATCCGTGCTCTCCATAAGTATTGTCTGCACTTGCACCACCACCACCATAATCACCACCTTTATTTATATAAGTCGACGACCCTTGATATAGTCCACCACCACGACCTCCATCTTCACCTCCAGAGCCTCCATATCCATTGGCGGCATTACCGCTACCACCTGCGCCACCACTGCCACTAGATCCTTCACCAAAAATTCCTACACCACCACCATTTCCACCAGCATCAAAAGATCCACATGCACCGCCACCTCCTCCGCCGCCACCAGATCCAGACAATCCAGCGCCATAATACTGATTTTGTGTCTGTCCACCACCACGGCCACCAGCACCTGAGTAACCAGCGGCGCCACCACCACCACCAGCATAAGCATAACCATATCCACCTCGGCCCCCAGAATAGCCCGCTTGTGTAACACCAGCAGTGTTTAAAGTGGCATTCGACCCAATGCTTGGTAAACTTGCATTACCTCCTTGTGCATAGGTATCATTAGCACTGTTTGTTCGTCTTGGATTAGGTGCTCCTCCAGCTTGCCAAAATACACTTTGACCTCCCCATGTACCGGTAATTCGTGAAAAATGATTTACTTGATATCCACCATATGGTGTGGGTATACCAGAAGTTTTCGGAGCCTCTGACGCAACTGTTATTTCAAGGGTGCCATCATCCGTCATAGGAACATTATTTACCCAAACCAAAGATCCACCACCTGCTCCAGGGGCATAAGAAGATGTTCCCATACCAGATCCACCAGCTCCCACTAAAAGAAAACACATATACGATACATTTACTGCACCGGGAATAGACCATGAAGTAGTACCTGGTGTTGTAAAATTCTGCTGACCGCCAAGAGAATTTGAATAAGAAGCTGAAATATCACCCTGCATCCACTCTTCTTGATCAACGGTTGAGTTTATTGATCCTACAGCACTTCTGCGAAAGTAAACGGCCTCATCATAATAGATTGAATTGACGCCACCTTGTGTTACGCCCTGAACACTTAAAAATGCATTTAAATTATGATTTCTTGCAATTTTCATTTTTTTACCTATGCAACTAGAATTTCAAAATATGGCCGGGTGGTGTTTTGGGATGACCCCGTATTAGTAACCAAATAAGTACCAGAACCATCAGTCCACGAATAATAAAGAGTACCTGCGGTGGTTGCTGTATACACAAGAGGACCATTGCTAGTCCAGTTGGTCGGGCATTGACCCCATGCAAAAATTATACAAAGAGCGTCGTTCCCATTATAATTAAAGTTTGTATCTAATGCAATTCTTTTTTGACCAGTTGCTGTTATAGCTAAACTATGTTGTGCTTTTACCGTTGTAAAATCTGTACGGTTTGTATCAAACGCACTTGATGTGTGTCCACCGTTTGGCAAATGGGCCATTGCCACAGCGTAGTTGGGTAGGGGACTATAGGAAGCACTAACACCTCTACTTTGATAAAAACCTATACCTGAAATTGTACATCCTTGAGCAGATTGTGCAATCGCAGCTTGAATTGTTGCTGCGGGAATAACATATCCTAAAAGGGATCTTCTATAGTAAATACCAACTGGTTGCGGGGTAGTGTTACCTGAATTAGTAGTTGAGCTACCTAGAATACCATCATAGTATCCCGGAGTAGGACCAAGTCCAGTTTTACCAGCTGACCATCCTCTAAATACATCAGTCTCGTTATTATTTGATTCCTGGCTAAAAATCGCGGCAAAGTCATATACTCCTGGATGTTCAGCCCCAGCATGATATGCCGGTATATCCTGACCGTGACCTGAAACTGTACCTTGCACACCAGGGTGATATACTTTTCCACCTCTACTTGTTAAAAAAGTCATTAGAACGTCCAATCCCCGTTATAAGTAATATTAGAGCTAGCTAAACATTCAACATAAGAAAAAACATAACTAAAAACTCTACCAGAAACTTCATGATGCATTGCAAATTTTATATAATTATTTGGTCCACTAAGAAAAAATGCATTCTCCCTTGATATTAAGGTTCTCATTAAACTACTGTTATCTTGATATGTATGTACACTTCTACTATAGAGTGCAGAGACCTGAGAGTTATACGTTTGATCATTTCCATAATCGAAAATCATATCATATCCACCTCCACCTGAACCATAGTTAGAGCCTTGACCCATGCGTAAAAATATTCTTGGGTGAAGAGTAACAGGTGCTTCGCTCGTATTAAGTTCATTTGTGCCAATAGCGAAATGTGTTACAAAATAAAAAGGATTTGATGCAGTACCATCCGTGGTTAACAAGTTCACATAGCTGCGGCCTTGGGCAAACCCCTGAGCAGTTATTTTACCATATTTTGTAATTGGTTTCCAAGTTAAAGCCATTGTATTTCCATTATTCTATAAAAATGTAACTGGTATAATATGGTACATAACCACTAGTAGTATAGGCCCAGAGTTCATTTGACGTATTATTACCACCAATCCATAAAGGGTTATTAAAACTAAAGGGTGTAAATGTTTCGTATGGGAGTAGCTCTTGATTATAAATCAAATAACGCGTTGTTCCCCCAATTTTTGTATATATGTATATGTATTCCGTTGTATTAGATTGATAAGTGTTGGCAAAGGTCAAATTTATAATACCATCAACCCAATCAACAACACCTGTATTAGCCGCATTAAATATACGTTGGTGAGCACCATTAGTAATAGCGCCAATATAATATCCAAAATTCCAATCAGTAACCTGATTTATATATTGTGTCATAAAAATATCCTTATGTATATTTATGAAATACTATACCGTTCCACATTACAACCCCATAAGCCGTACCAGATATACGACTACTCCAACTGCCAGTTGGTGTATAAAACTTTGCTATAACTCTCGTGTTTACAGATGCCAAAGAACCTGCATTCGGATCAGTCGCACTCATGGAGTGTCGTGATGGTAAAACCCAAACAGGCGCTTCATTAGTCCAAAGTTGAGTTGGGCTTTGCTTATCATAACTTGTTGGCCATTGAAGTGCAAATCGTGGTTCGGAAATTTGATAAATTGATGATGAAGAAATACCCCATTCTATATCAATCTTCACCCATGGGGGATATGTATATAAGGACGGCGTCGATACCATGGTAGTACTGGAAGATGGAATTTCTATCCACGCGGACGCGGTTGTTATACAAACTGCCGATTCTCTGATATCAAATGTAGCCCCTGTCTTGTTATGGTAGTCATCAGGCCAATATGGAGATGTCTGCATATCGGTTAATGTAAATAAAGAGGTATAAGCGTCTGTACTTAAACCAGTTGTTAGGTTATTAGTTCTACTAATACCACTTATCATTCTCGCGCCGGTGTATTCTGTTAAATCGGCAAACATAGGTTCCCCAGGAAAACTCATGACGGAAAACTCCACCCTTCATATGTAATATTAAGATCAAGGTTTGTACTATAGGTACTATTATTTGACCAGAACCCTATCCTTCTGGTCATCCACGAATCACCATAATTAATGTTATTTGGAGCATAACCTGATCCACTGCTATTTCGGGAAAGAGGGTGCATTGGTGCAATGCTTTCCCTTGCCTGTGGATTAACTATCATTATAGGTGCATCCTTAGTAGCAAGGTTGTATGTATTGCCCCTTGCTATTTGTAAACCATTAAATACAATTACATAATTAGAATAACTAGTGGTGTGCCCATACAAACACATTCCAATTGTAGGAGCTTCTGTAGTTGTTCTATTGCATATGTACATACCTATAATTCTATAAACTTGGCTGGCCGGATATATAACCCTACTTGGGTTTGTTGGACTTCCAGCAGACTGAATAGGTATTCCAACACTATACGTACGAAGTTGTACATTTCCTTCTGGAGAAGTTGCACCACCTCTATCAAACCAACTATCAACCATACCATTCCTCCGTCCATTCTAGTTGAATGTTTTCATTACCAACTTTATATCCCATCATTCTCCAGTTATTATTTAGACCAGTGTTAGCATAGTCACTTGCTGTAGTAATATGAATAGGATTGTTTTTATTTACTAGTTGATGTACTTGTCCTCTCCAAATCTTAAGACCATTAAACCTCCAAAACTTCGCATACGGATTACTTGCATCTCCATATACACCTAGATATATTCTATTAAAAGAGTCTTGACCCGAACCATTTGTACCATCAAGCATGTAGGCTCTCATATTAAATATTCGTACACTTGTAAAATTAGACCCACTCCAATTAAAAATTTGTGCCTCTGCTGATGGCATGTTGGTAAAATTGTATCTAATTTTTGTTACAGTATTATCTGACCATACATTTATTGGCATTAAGAATCTGCCTCCCACCATTCAATAGCAAATTGAAAACAATTATTAGGTTCTGAAGTCACCCATTTCAACGCGGTGCTGTCATTACTTTGTGTGCCTGGATCTAAATACAACGGAGCCGACCTCCCACCAAGAACCAATGCGGATCCCCATGGTATCCAAAAATCATGGCATAAGTATACATTACCAGAAGAAACTCCACCTCTAGTTTGTGAAGCAACAATACTTATCTGCCGGTCCAATTGATTGGTATCAACATTGGCTATAGTAAGGTGAACTAATTTCCCAGGGGAACCATATGCAGTATCAAGTATCCAATCTGTTGCCGTAAAGTTCTTTAGCGATACCCTACTTTCCATTTCGGCATATGTATTTTGTCCGAAGTCCATATTATTTACCCAAATACAATTGCCATAGCAATAGCTTTAGCTGCTGATGTAGTACCTGCCGGCCCTGTGGCACCTTTAGAACCTGTATATCCTCTAGGGCCTGTAGGCCCAGCACTGCCGTTGGTTCCGTTTGAACCTTTAGATCCTGTATAACCTCTAGGGCCTTGAGGACCACCAGGACCCGCTGGGCCTCCAGGACCCGTATTACCTTTAGAGCCCGTATAACCTCTAGGACCAGTACCGCCACCTGGTCCAGCTGGACCTCCAGGACCTGTATCACCTTTAGAGCCCGTATAACCTCTAGGACCCGCTGGACCTCCAGGACCCGCTGGACCTCCAGGACCCGTATTACCCTGAGAACCTGTATATCCTCTAGGACCTCCAGGACCCGTATTACCTTTAGAGCCCGTATAACCTCTAGGGCCTTGAGGACCAGTACCGCCACCTGGTCCTGTTGCACCTCTAGATCCTGTATAACCTCTAGGGCCTTGAGGACCTCCAGGACCACCAGGACCTTGAATACCTTGAGAACCTGTATATCCTCTAGGGCCTTGTGCACCTCCTGGGCCTCCAGCTCCTGTATCACCTTTAGAACCAGTATAACCTCTTACCCCTTGAGATCCAGTATAGCCAGCAAATTGCCCTGCGTCAATCCATGCAGAACCATCCCAAACATATAGATTACCATTAGCTGTAACAATGTAAGCATCACCTGCTGTGTTGCCAGAACTTGGTAGATTACCTGTTGTAGCAACAGACCCTTGAATTGCAATCGATGTACCGTCTGAGCCTCTTGATCCTGTATAACCAATAACACCTTGAGAACCTGTGTAGCCTCTTACACCTTGTATACCTTGAGATCCTGTATATCCCCGAAGACCTTGTATACCTTGAGAACCAGTATAGCCGATAGGTCCCTGAATACCTTGATCGCCCTTAGATCCTGTATAACCAATATCTCCCTGAGATCCAGTATAACCAATAACACCCTGAGACCCAGTATAACCTGTATCACCTAAAGGACCCTGAGGACCCTGAATACCCTGAGATCCTGTATAACCTTTAGCTCCATTTGTGGTAAACCAAGCAGTTGCAATTACTGCACCCGAACCAGTAGAAGATGTTTCGCATCGTATAGAAATTTCATCATCTGCGTTTATTGATACGTTTAAATTTGATATTCTTACATCATTATTACCAAAGCCAACTTGGGCCTGTGCAATAGCAGCACCACCTCTTCTTACAGAAATGTTCATAGGAGTTGTTACAGCATTTTGGGTTGTAACTGTGATAGCTTCAAGAACCATATCTTCTGGTATTTTTACACCATAGATATTACCAGTAGCACCGTTACCAAATGAGAATTGATCTCCAGAAGCAGGAGTTGCTGACTTTTCACCGACAAGCCCGAATATACCTCCTCCAGAACCACTAATACCTGGCACACCTTGGTTACCTTGTGATCCAGTATATCCAATATCTCCTTTATCACCAACTGATCCAGAATAACCTAACGATCCAGAATATCCTCTGAGACCTTGTGAACCTGTAAACCCTTGATCACCTTGTGAGCCCACAAAGCCTGAATTACCTCTATGGGTATAAGATAAAATAGTGTCTTCATTTGCTGAGAATACAGCTGTACCTCCAAGGTATGTAACATCAAACAACATTACACTATTAGAGAAAGTACTATTTCCAGTAACTCTATAAAGTAAAAAGTCAGATGAGTTAGCATCTGCAGATCTTATCATTAGATAACCACGATCAGTAGTACCCCCATAATCGTCAAAGGTATTTAAATAGTTAATATTATCATGACCATCTGAACTTGTTCTGTGAATACCAATCTGAGAGGCAGATGTAAGTGTAGCATTGTTCCAACGAATAGAACCACTAGCGGCTTGGTTAACAGTTGTTGAACTTGGATCAGCTTCGTATTTTAAGCCCTGAGCAGCTGCAGATCCACCATAACCTCTAGAACCTGTAAAACCAATAGATCCTGTAAAACCTACCGAACCAACAAATCCTAGGTTACCTTGAGATCCAGTATAACCCGACCCCTTAGATCCCGTAAAACCTTGAGATCCAGTATAGCCAATAAATGTAGATGCAACCCAAGATGTAGTATCACTATCATAAAAATATGATATGCTATTAGTACTATATGTATCACCATGTGATGGGTTGATTGGAAAATTTAACGCTGCCATTTATTAACTCCCTGCGGACTTCGCTAAGAACCCTCTTTCGGGGTCGAATTCAACAAACACACCATGTACTTCTTTATCCCATGTTGCTTCCGAATATCCTGTTACTAAGAATGTAGATCCATTGTTATCTATGCTATATGAGAAATCAGAAGATCCGGATCCTACTTGATATTTAGACCAACCATTAAAGTTGCCAGAACCGTCACTATCAAAATCAAAGATACCTAATCCGATATCCTTTAGACCAAAGGTGTTGGCATCATCAGCAAAGGCTCCGGCGCTATTGCAGACAACTCCGATTCTTCCGTCTGGTAATCTTGAACTTGGCTTACCATTTTGTTCAATTTCTTCTGAGGTTTCTGATCCAGTATTATATCCTTGACTCCAAGTATCAGTTGCATAGTTAAACGTAATAACCCCAATATCTTCAGAACCAAATGTTGCTGAACCATTTACACTACCAAAAGTTGTATATACAATAGCTAGTGTATTCTCTATGGTGTCGTCAATATCATGTACGTTCATTGCTTTATCATTAAACCCTGAACCGTTTACATAATATTCTCCGCTCCATGTAGTAGGATTGAATATACCTAAGAAAATATCATATCCACCAATAGTTGTGCCTGGCCCCGCGAGATCACCAGTTGATCTACCTACAACTGCAATATTTCCTGCCTTTGGTGAAATACCGGGTGACACCTGAATATAGAATGGGTGATTATTGCTAGTTGTACTTACACTAAAATTAACTGTATCACCGGTATCCATTGTAATGGTTGGATTAAGAGCACTGCTATGAGTAGTAGCTCTATCAGTTCCAGAAATTGCCCAATACAACGCTCCTCCGGTAAATGTTGATGTAACATTAAGGTTATAGGTTCCTGTGCCACTTGATTGATCAGTAACAGTGATAATACCATTCATATTAGCATGATTGCCACATTGATAGTAATATGTTCCCGCAGTATCGGGAGTCCAGCTAACAACACCGTTTACAGACCCATTATTTGTAACAGGTGGATCTTCAACTAAGTTTGAAGGAGTAGAACCCCTTAATTCTGTAATTGCATATATTTCTTCATCGTCCGCAGATCCGTTCTGCCAGAATCGAAATTCCTTTGTTGCGATATTAAATTGACCTAACCAATAATCATAAACACCGGAAAGACCAGTATTAGTCTTTGCCATATTACCAGATATTTGGCCGCCTGTATAATAATATTCATTATCAGAAGATTTAATAACATCGTAAGCAAATATATTACCATCGTCCGCGGTCGCATCTCCAACCGTCGACATCTGGTATATTTCAAAGAGTTCATTTGCAGCGTGGATATTATATCCTTTATTTCTTTCTTCTTGATATCTTGGTGTGTTTAAAAATTCTTGTAAACCAGACAACTCTACAATGCCAAGAAATCCAGTAAACAAACCATTTGCACCATATGAACCATTATATTCCGTGCTATAATAAGTTTTATCCAATACACTTGTTGAAATATTGTTTGTATCAATGTTTACAGTAAACATTGTTGGGTCCAATATTTCAGTGGTATTGTTTTGTAAAACTGTATCATTTATTGCAGTAATGGGATTAGAATCATAATAATAAGCATTTGAAGTTGAATATGATGTATGATATACACCTGTTCCAAATCCAGTTTTCCATTGTCTAAACATTACAGCATCTCTGCCATAGGAGTGCGAAGTTGAACTTCCACCAAATACAAAGTTTTTACCGAGACGATCCCAAACCATATCTTTATTAATAAAGTCCTCGCCCATATGCCCAAGAGTATTTGCAAAATACAATGAGCCATCTGAATCATTTATACCCGCAACAAGTGTATCATTTCTCCAAAGCATACCAAAACTATTAGATGCGTCACTATCAAGATTAAGACCAGTGGCTAACATAATAACACGGTTGTTGCCCATATTGTTATTATGATCAGGCTCATTTAAGTACCATTCTCTTTGATTGGAATCTTCTGATAGAAGAGTATTAATTTCTTCAACATAAGCTTCATTTCTTAAACTTTGATATTGTTTTTCCCATACAATATCCGACACCCATCCATTTGCAGAATCTCTTAAATCATATCTACCAGCAATCGCAAAAGATCTGTGGCCATATGAAGTATAGTTTACAGGAGTTTGTGCTGAGTCTGCTAATGATATATCTTCTCTTTTACCAGCAACAACAATCCGCCATTGAGCATTATCAGAATCATATCTGGTTAATCTGATATCATTATAACCAGCTTCAATTGAACGGATCTGAGCATCTGCAACAGATGTACTTGCCCAAGAATGATGTCTTACATAATCAACTAAAGTACTAGAATTAACATTACCAATACCCCAACTAGGTGCTCTATAATTACCAGTTTTATCAGATCCTGCAAATAAAAACTCACCTGTATTTGGTCTACCTGGTCTTATTCTATTAATATGAAAATCGGCGTTTGAAAACTGCATAAGTTTAGAAGTCGCAATATCGCCATTAGCAGCATTAATAACTGATAAAATACCAGCTCCCCTAGAGGAGTCATCATTAGTTTCATTTGTTAAAAATGTTACAATGTTATCAATTCCATTATTATTTATTACTGCATGGCTTGTAATTTCACTGTAGTTATTGCTTACTCCAAACCGCTTTGACCAGATTACATTATCTGCTGAATCAAGTCTTGCAAGATAACCATTTTTATACAACGTGCCATTCTTTGTCCATCCTGATACAATATAATCTTTATGATTTGCGAGTGGGGTTACAGTATGTATTTCATCAGAGTCAAACCCCAATGAAAAATATTTTGCACCAGTATAGTTATAATTCTCATCATAAGTAGCCAAAAACGGTGATTTAATTCTTACATCATTGCCTACAAGTTTAAATCCATTATCATTAGTTTTAAACAAACTTGTAAATGACATATCAGCCGAATCAGCGGTTTCTTTAAGGTTTCTGCCCCATCCATGAACCAATTGTGAACCTTTACTAGTCAATTCGCCCTTTGCGTATCCAGATAATATTAAGGAGTTATTTTGCACATCTTCGATAACACCTGTAATATAATCATCACCTTCAGCTGTGTATGTATAGCTAATTGAGTTGTTTTCGTTATCAATAATAGTTAATAATAGATCACCGCCAAGGCCAGTATTTTGCACATTATCTTCAACACGCCCCACTAGACATTTGCGACCATCAGAAAGATAGATACCTTGATAATAATATTCCTCTGCGCCTGTATTAATTTCTTTTTTATTAAAGAATATCGGGGAAGCAACATCGTATTGTAGAATAGAAGTGCCTTGTGTAATACCCTCAGGTTCGGAAGTTGTCTTTTTTACAAATTCTGCATTTGAGTGAGTATATTGAATATGCCCAGATGTATTAGGCCCTTTAGTAATAAAACTTCCTGTAGCTACATCATAATCTAAATGATCATAACCTGCAAACGACCCACCAGCAAGATCAAAACTATAAAGACCCTTTCCAGAATATGTACCAGTACCTTGAGTACCACTTAATAGTGTGTAGAACTTAGTGTTGGTAGCATTGTATTTAAAGCCATGAATTCTTAAATCATTAGCAACAGTATTAGTGACAATTTGTCCTTCATCATATAGTGATCCAGTAGAATCAATCAAAGTTTCGGCGCTGTAGAGATCGGCACCACCTCTTAAAGATCCAGTACCAGCTACATATAACTTTGTACCAACACTTGTTATTAAGACATCAGGACGTTCCGGTGTACTTCTAAAATTCCATGGCATATTGATACGTGTTAAAGTACCAGGTGAAATAGTATTAGCATCCGTTACGCGCCAAATCTGAGTATCATAAGTATCATCTATATCTTCAACAATAATAGTACCATACATACCACTATGTACAACACAGACATAATAATATGTACCTGCTGTTTGTGGTGTAAAGGTAATATACTGTGTACCATGCCCTGAAGCACCCGCAGCCTGACCAGTCGTGTTCGTTTGATTGTTTGTCTTAATATAAAGTGGATGTGTAGATGCATCACCAGAATTTGCAAATGCCCATCTTGCGGTATCTCCAACTTTTAATCTTACAGTCGGATGGTTAGCCACACCATCAAGTGTACCTGGGGCTTGTCTGTCCGTACCATTTAATTGATAAAGGTTACCACCATTTGCAGTAACAACTAGATCGCCAAAGTCAATAACTTCTGCCTTCATAATTGTCGGCCAGTATACATAAGAACCAAATGTATGACCTGCTGATACCCTCATTGGATATTGACTCATAATACCTTCAGCTTGAGCATTACCACCAGGATATGGCACAAATGTAGGAGTTGCTAGATCAAATGATCCATAATTAACCTGAGGAGTAAACGAACCTGAAGATGATGTATAGGTTCTTGAATACACATTCCATTCACCATCTGTTGATGAGGAATCCATATAAAAAGCATGGAATCTATTTGATGATCCTTTTAAAATACCACCGGCAAGATAGTTAATACCAGCGGTTGATGGCAAAGTAACATCATTGTGTGAGTTATGTGCACCACCTACTGATGGCGTGTGGATACGTGCAAGTGGAACATTATAAGAAGAACCGCCTGATGTAGCTCGGATAGTAATTAGATAACCATACTGTTTATCAGCAGGTCTAATATATCCATCAGCATCCCAAACTAATCTGCCGTCATCAAACTGAGCGTAGTTGGAAGGAAGGTGTTTGTGGTATTGATAAAATTCCCAATCTGCTCCTGCAGATGTATGATAAGCCCTATCCCAATAAAAAGCATCATCTTCTAACAAACCACCATTTTGGGTACCATCATCACCCCATGTACCAATATGTCCAAAGAAAAACGCGTCTTGTTCATTAATATTGGTAATATCATTAACGCCTGTTCCGATATTTTGAATACAGCCTCCATGATATCTTAATGATGATCCATTATGTGTTTCATCAATAAATGCAATGGTACCATCTAATGCCATTTTTTCAGGTTCACCTGATAGTGCAGAAGCTGTTGCAATATCTAGTGCAGAATCCCATTGGTAGGGTGATATAGCATTACCTGTAAGTGTAGCATTATTAGTAAGATCAGATGGATGATAGGTATACCAATATCCATCATTAGATATATGATGCATAACTGGTAAACCCAAAAAATCTGAGTCTACTAAAGTATAATGCTGTGTTAGATTGGCAATAGTCATATATTAAGTTCCTGAAACTGGAATTCCTGGTCTAAAGACGATATCTGTTGAGTTAGTAGCAAAACCAATATACAAGGCTCTTGTACTTGCACTTGGTGTGGGCGGTGATGATATAATACCACCAGTTGCATCCAAAAAGTATGGCGCGCCGGGTGTGAGTCCTGTAAATCCAGAAACAACACCTGCTGCATAATATTCATCACCCATTTTACACAATACGGCCATAAGTTGTGTTACAGTATCTGTATTTAATGCATTAACTGTTGTGTTAGATCCGGTCATTCTTACTATCTTACCATTATCACCGCCTGATAGGTTTGGTACTGTAACGGCATCAGCAGATAGTGTACTAGTTGATTTAACAAACGCCATTTACTATACTCCTTCTCTGACGATTTCTAAATATGTATCGGTAGTAAAACTACCTGTGTTATCACTATTAGATACCATTAATTCTAAAAAATCATCCTCAAGCAAATAAAGAGTTTCATCCAATTGTACAAAATCATTTGGACTAATAGATATTGTAAATAAATCAGTTTCACTGGGGAGATTTCTATTTTTCTTTAAGGTAACTGTATAAGAGTTTCCAGAACCTGCTGTTCCAGATTGTGCAAAAACCTTACAACTATAATATCCTGTTGTTCTTGCCGTAATTCTTTCTTGCACCGCCGAATACCAATAAAGGTCACCAAGAACGTTAGCATTGGCATTAAAATCAGTCGTACCCCAAGATATTGGAGTTAATGTCGAGGTTGTATTAAACGGTTGAGTAATTATAGTTTTAACACCACTAAACGCATTGTGATTACTTATACCAGTGCCCGGAGAATAACCCAATCTATACATAGTAAATGTACTTGCAGCAAGCAATGTACCTACGCCAACATTTTCTTTTACATAAAGATTAATATAATCACCGGCAACCAGACTAAGTGTTTCATCAATTGTTACAGATTGATTAGGACCAAACTGAATCATATACAATTCAACATTGTTTTTTCTTAGTTCTACCGTATAGGATGCACCAGAACCTTCTGTACCTGCAAATATATTTGATATAATTCTATAATATCCGGTTGATGGTGCTGTTGCGGTAGTATCACTGTTTATAAAATAATTATCAACCTCATATTGGGAAACTTCAAATTCTATTGGAAGATAGGAGTTAGTAACAGAAAAATCAGTATTAATAATATTTCTTTTTACTCCACTAAAGTTTTTTCTAGTTGTTGATGTTATTACATTCCAAACAGTATTATCACTATCCCACTGCCATTTGGCTTGGTTAGGATCAGTATAGAGGTCTAAGTGAGTTGGATTAGATGGAAATGTTAAAGCTGCCATATCAATTACCCTGTAAAGTCTATACTTAAATTAAATTCATCTACCGATCCAGTTACACCAGTTATCTCAACCCAGATCCAGCTACCTGCAGGTACTGATGCATTTGCAATTGTTGGTGTTGATCCTGTGGTAGTGCTTGTTGTAGTTTCTCCACAGATTTGTGTGCCAGTGCCACTGCGACTACTGTTAAAATAAAGATTATAAGTCACGTTTGTACCATTCACAATAGCGGCTCGTGCGGCTGTTACTGTAATCGCTGTATGAACATACATAAGAGTTCTATTATTATTTGCGGTGGGTGAAGAAATAGAGATAAATCTTGGTGCTAAAGCACCCTGTGATCCTGTATAACCTCTTGATCCAGAATATCCAGTATCGCCATCGGTTACAGTAGGATCTGCTTGTAATACCCATTGAGATTGAGAAGTGGCAGGATTTGTGTAATAAATGTATGATTTACCTGTCTGTGAATTGTACCAGATCTGACCGTCTGTTGGATTAGCAGGAGCTGTTTCCCCTTGAAAAATTGCACCGGCAGAACCTGTATAACCAATGGAACCAGGCGCTGCATCAACCCATTGTGCTCCTGCAGCTTCTGCTGCCACGACAGTAATAGTGCCGACCATCATAGGGTGTGATGAACAAATGTAATAAAAAGTACCAACTGTATTAAATTGATGTGAAATTACGACTCCGCCATAAGCACCTTGGTTTGTTACACCTGATATATTATACTGGGCATCATAAGAGTCTGTAATACTAAGTTGTGTAACCCAATACATGGGATGCGTGGCACCTGAGTTCTGGGTGATTTGTAATGTGTCACCCTGAATAAGATATATGTTGGGATCTAAAGCACTACTATGTGTTGTGATTCTATCGGAACCTGATATTTCATAGTCATGGTTAGTAGAAGCTGTAGAAGTAAGAGATATTGTTTGTGGTGTTGTTTGAGCATCTTCATCAATATAATAAATTTTTAATTTACCATTTGTGGCATCCCACCAAAGTGATCCATCTTGTAAAGACTGAGTCGGCGCATCACTATCAGTAATAGCACCACCACCAGAAATACTATTAATTACATTTGCTGAATTTTTATAATAGAGAATACCATCACTATAGTTAAGAGCTAGCTCACCATAGTCTAGGTCTCCTGCTTGAGGCTGCTTGCCTACAACAGCCGATCTCTTTAGCTTAATATTTGCTGCCATATCTAATTCCTAAAAAGGTAAGTTAATTGGATAAAAATCCCACTTGTCATTATTTATATAGTTAATATGTACCACCATCAAGGGTACCGTAAATAAGTCCCTCTATTTTTACACCATCTGCCGTAGACCAAATTCTACCTCCACCGGTTGTATTTGTATTAGCTGCATTGCCCATATAGGGATGGTTTAAACATTGATATGCAATTGTTCTAGGTCCATAATCATGAACTCTGATTTGAGACCAAGTATTGCCAACATTAATATCCCCGGCTGTTCCACTATAGATTACTTTTGCTGCAGAGTCGGTAATAGAACCATTTCTTTCATTATCAAAATAGAATCTTATGTCATGTGTAGACATTGAAGAATCGTTTTGATGGAATCTATATGTAGTACCAGGTTGAAGATCTAAATGAGGAGCTTGAATTTCTCTTGCTGTATATAGATCATCTGAATCAAAGGCAATGTAATAACCTTTCGCAGAGCCTGAACCATAATAACGATGTGCTGATGTCTTAAAGCCAGATCTTACATAAATGTTAATAATATCATCACCATAGCTATCAACTAGGCCTACTAATGCTGGAATGTTTGTATTAGCATTATCAGAATCTCTGCCACCATAGGTTCTTAGAATGGTGTTGTTATCAACTATAAATGAACCATTACTATCATCATTTATTGTAACTCTACCTGAAGCAGTAATATCCGCAACTGATGGATTTGTATTAAGTGATATTAGACCTGATGCAGAATCATATACAATGTTAGATCCTGCTACCATTACATCTCTTGCACGTTGTGATGTAAAGTCAGAATCAAGTATGAGTGTTGCAAAACTGCCACCATCGGCTGTATTAATAATAAATTCACCTGTAGCAGAATCGAATGATGTGGATGATACTCCTGCAACACTAACTGATCCCGCAGAATCTAATTGACCCTGGGCATTAACCGTAAAGACTGGCACTTGAGATGCAGAACCATATGTACCTGCAGTGACTGTGGTATTGGTAATAGAAATATCACCTGATGCTACCGTAATTCCAGTACCACCAACCAATCTTGCGTCAATATCACTATCAACCCTAGTTGCTGTATAATAAAGATTTAAGGAACCTTCACCTAAACTATCTGTAGTTTGTTGTGATAGGTCGTATTTCAGTTGAGTATTATCAGAATCAACTACTTGTAGTAAACCATTCGTACTGTGTTTCTTAAGAGTAATTTTTGGGCCAGTACCACCTAGATCAATTTCTAGACCTCTCATAGGCACTCTGTCGAATGCAGGATTATGGAATCTTACTCCGCCATCATTTGAGTCAACAGATATAAGAGTGCCACCAAGATTAATTGTGTTTCCAGATAGATATAAATCTTTCCAACGGTAGTTTGAATCCCCTAGATCGTATGTCTCATTGATTGCAGGAACTAAATGACCATCAATTGTTTGAATGGCTATTCCAAAATCCGAATCAAAATTATCTGCTGTGTAAACTTGTTCTACGTCAAAACTAAATTCACCGGTTTGATTATTATATGTTAAATCTCCACTGGCAGTAAAGTAACCTCTTATGTCTTGTTTATAGTAACTTTCTAGTTCTGCAGAGTCAATTTTTATTTCACCTGCATTATAATTAATACCAGTCCCGCCTGTAAAATGAGCTTGTGTCTCAGCCGCGGAAGGGCCTGTATATGTAATAATACCAGTTGTAGGAGCATAACTTAAAGATCCATCTCCTCCAGTATCCGTAACAGAAATAGCATGTTTAGCGTCACTGTCTGCTCTTGTATCAGTATAATAAAGATTTGTTGAACCTTCATTAAGAGCATCAGTAGTATGGTTTTGGAGAGTGGATACCTGACCCGTAACATTACCGGTTAGATTACCATAACCCATACTAAATTGAACAGGAGCCAGTGCAAATGTTGGATCGCTTGTGTTAATATTGCCTTCAGGTTCCGGTTGATACCCCGTAAAGAATTTCCAACGTTGATCAGATACATCTCTAAACAAACCAGAATGTGCATATGAATCAGCTGGGTTATTATAGTTACCAGCAATACCAATTTGTACGTTAATTGGAGAAGCTGTACCTTTCCATCTATCACCTTGGGTGTGACCTGTAGACGCACCAAATGTAATTACCTGATTGTCTTGTCCAGCCAGCATAGCAGCTAAACCATCGGTAGACAAATTCCATTCAGTCAATCCAGTGCCAGCTGAATCAAAATATTCTATAGAACTAAAGTCTGAATCTTTGGCCCACTCAATTACATCTTGAGCACCTGCAGTTTTAATTCTAACCCAATAAGTAGTAGTTGCTTCACCGGTAAAGTGTCCCGATATTGTCGCATCATCAAGACCCGTACCACCTGAGCCTAAACCCTGGAAGTTAGTACCAGCTTCGCCAATAGTATCACCACCCCCAAGATAAATGAATGTGTCAGAAACATTTAGTGCTGCTGAAGATGAAGTGGTTTGTGTACCAAGAACCTGTAGGTTACCCGCAATAGTAACATTACCATCAATACGGGTAGCACCAGTTACACGGAACCTTTCAAAGGTATGATCATACAATGTAACATATAAAGAACCACCAGCACCAGCAGAATCTGCAGTTAGACAAGTACCAACATCCATAGGATAATTTGGATATTCAGGAGCAGTTGAAGTAAGAGCACCTGGTGTATTAAATCCTAAATGTACTCTTTCACCTTCTGTAAGATTAGATGTGTCTATTCCATTAAGCACACCACGAACAACCACATACCCATGTGAGCCATCAGCAATAGTCTCACCGGCAAGACCTATAACATCTTTTTTATTTACATCAGAAGCATCTGCTAATGCTATGTGAGGATGACGTCCATGTATTGGATGCCCCGGAATATGAACTCCGGTAATATAAACAGGCTTACCTTTTTCAATTGTTGTACCAGAATTGTTTCTGGCTCTAATCCATTCTCTTTCACCTAAAAGGATATCTAGGCTGTCGCTTGCACCTTGTAGGTAAAGAGTCTTAGCATCTTGATTATACCACAATCTACCTTCTTGATATGATGGTGCTGATAGGTAATCAGTGGGTTCAAATTCAATAAAACCATTTTCTTTAATTAAGAGATTATCATTAACAATTGCTGAAGTAGATTTAAGATTAGTAATTACACCACTATCAGCATTAAATTGAGAAATATATGCGGAATCAATTGATACTTGACCAAATGTGGCCGTATCAATATCACCGGTAATAACATTTAAATTTGTTATACGTGCTGAATCAATTAAAGCATCTACTGCATTAAGATTAGTAATAGTACCTGAATCAATTGTAGCATTAGCAGATGTTAATGCATCTATATCACCAGTTGCTACATTAAGTTGTCCCGCATATACTGAATCAAGAATTGCATTGGCAGATGTAAGAGTATCAATATCACCAGTTACAACGTTAAGTTGAATTGCATAAGCCGAGTCTGTAGTAAACTGATCAATATCACCAGTTACAACATTTAGTGTTTGAGCTGAAATTGAATCTACTGCTAATTGTTGTATCTCGGCAGTATTGGCTTCCATATTAACAATGTTGAAGTTATTGATAAATGAAGAGTCAATATGTAATTGAGAAACATTTAGACTATCTACCGTCAATTGTGAAATATAGGCTGAATCAAATCTAGCATGCTTGGCTACAAGATCTACTGTTTGACCATTGGCATTTTTAACAGCAAGGGCACCATCACTATCTGATAATACAAGTGAGCCGAGATATATTGACTGACCAGAAAGATATAGATCTTTCCATCTACGATTAAGTGAACCAAGATCATAAGTTGAATCAAGGTCTGGTAATATATTGCCTAATACATTTACACCACTATCGGTAGTTTGGAATTTAACCAAATTGTCATAGAATAGTCTTACGCCTTCACCAAGACGTTCGGCATCAAATAAAGTATTACCATCACCGGTCTTAAAGTATTGTTGATCAGACCATACTTCCACTTTGCCCGATGCATTATTTTTTACAAAGAAATTACTGCCATCATGATAAAGATCAACGTCTATACCATCTGTTGATCCTAAAGTAATCTTTACATCATTTTGAAATCTAATGTCTTGGCCGAATGAATCAATTACCTGATCATAAGTTCCACCATCTGCAGTATTAATTCTAAATGTATTTAAATTTGATAACCAGCTAGTTGAGTCAACACCAGCAACAGTTGTAGTCGTAATGTCATATAGACGACCATATCTATCAACAGTAAATGTTGGAATCTCGGTTGCTGAACCAAATGTACCAGAATCAACACCTGTAACGTTTAAATCAAAATAGTTAGAATCAGGATACCAATGTATGTTTACACTATTTTCAATTGCTTGGTCTAGATCTGAGTCAAAGTCTTCACTAGTGTAAACCTGTTGGATGTCAACTGAAATGACTCCAGTATTAGCATCATATTGTAGGTCACCCGAAGTACTAATCATACCTCTAATTGTAGATGTAGAGGTTGCGTCTCCTAATGCAGAATCAAATCTTGCTCTTGTATAATAAAGGTTATCACTTTCTTTTAAATCACTTGTAGAGAACGGACTAAGTGTTACGGCTGTAGTAAATGTTTGACCGTCAGCCGTTGATATGGTAATTTCACCACTATTGTCAGAAGAATCATATTCTAGATTTGTAACACCAGCAACAGCAACTGTATTGATGGCGGTCACTTGCCCTTGATCATTTACGGTTAAAACTGGAACTTGTGCTCCTGAACCATATTCTCCAGGAGTTACACCAGTTGAATCAACGTCTAATACAAGTCTGTATTCTGATCCAATTTTAGTGGCAGAGGTACTAATAGAATTACCACCAATAATTCTAAATGTCTC